ACTTACGAATTAAATCCAGCAATGATGATAGGATAATGCCATGCCAGTTAATCACTATTTCCAAGATGGTAAGGGTATCGGCAATCAATCCGAGAAAAGACTTTACGAAGATTTAATCATTGAAGGCCTAAAGATATATGGCCAAGATGTTTATTACTTACCACGGACACTAGTTAACAGAGACTTAATTTTAGGCGAAGATATGCTGTCTAAATTTTCATCTGCGCTTTTACTTGAAGCATATATGGAAACGACTGAAGGTTTTGCTGGCGAACAAGAGATAGTAAATAAATTTGGTTTAGAGATTAGAGAAGATACAACCTTTATGATCTCTAAAAGAAGATTTAATCAAGCAGTAGATGAAAAGGCTACTTTAGTTAAAGAGGGTAGACCAAACGAAGGTGATATAATTTATTTACCTTTGATGAATAGTTTTTTTGAGATACAATTTGTACAAGACCAAGAGCCTTTCTTTCAACTAGGTCAACTACCAGTTTATAAACTAGTATGTACTAGATGGGAGTATAGTTCAGAAGAATTAAATACAGGTGTTGGTACAATTGATAGTGCTGAAGATCAATATAGTTTAGATCAATTAGCTCATCAATTTACTTTAGAAAATGAAGTTGGTTCGTTAGTATTAGAAAATGATAGCGCAAGTGGTGATACTAATTATCTATTACTTGAAACTTATAATTTACAAACTCAATCAGCATATGCTCAAAATAATGATTTAGATGCACAAGCTGGTTTTGATACATCATCTACAACAGATGACATATTAGATTTTACAGAACGTAATCCGTTTGGAGAGGTTGACTTTTAATGTTTGGAACATATTTTTACAATGAGAGTATGAGAAGAATGACCATAGGGTTTGGTCAAATATTTAACAACATACAAATCAAAAGAAAAGATAGTAATGGTAATATAACTCAATCAATAAGAGTGCCATTAGCGTATGCGCCAAAAGAAAAGTTTTTAGCTAGATTAGATGCACAACCTAATTTAGATGAAAGAGAGTTTGCGATTACTTTGCCTCGTATGAGTTTTGAGATTACAGGTATTCAATATGACTCTAGTAGAAAACTAACAAGAGTACAAAAATTCAAACACGTTAAGGCTGGTACTGAAGGTAAGGTAATAAACTATAACTTTGTTCCTGTTCCTTATAATATATCTTACAATTTATATTCTTTCACAGCAAGTGCAGAGGCAGGTCTACAAATTATAGAACAAATATTACTGTTCTTTCAACCTGACTATACTGTAACTGTAAATGCGATACCAGAATTAAATATTAAAAGAGATATACCTATTGTTTTAAATAGTGTAAATTATGAAGATACTTATAGTGGTGACTTTTCACAAAGAAGAGCTGTGATTTACACGCTAGGATTTACTGCGAAAACTTATCTATTTGGCCCTGCGTCAACTCAAAAAGTTATTAAAGAAACACAATCAGATATATATACAGATACTGATACTACTAATAAAGCGAGAGAAGAAAGAATTATCGTAGTTCCAAACCCTACGTCAGCTGACGCAGATGATGATTTTGGATTTACAACAACAATACAAAACTTTTCGGATGGTAAAAAATATAGTACGACCACTGATTCAGATGAATAAATAGTATAAATAATAAGAGAGAAGTATTATGGCAATCAACAAGATAGTAAAAAATTCAATTACAGGAGACGCAATTGACGCTACTAAAATAGCTGATGATGCGATTAGTGAAGAACATATAGATATTACAGCAATCACAGGTAATACTGAATTATCTGCAACAGCAGCAGATGATGATGTATTACTAATTTATGATACAAGTTCAGGAAGTCTTAAAAAAATTGCTGCATCAAATGTGGGTGTTTTGGCAGCAACTCTTACTTCAATATCTCCTACTAGCGTAAACACAGGTGATGGTACAGGTAATCACACTTTTGTTATTACAGGAAAAAATTTTACAGTAGGATCTACTTCATTCTTTAAAAATTCTTCAGGTACAGAAGTTGCTTTTGATAGTTTAACAAGAAATTCATCAACTCAATTAACAGGTGTTATTGCTAAATCTAGTTTGCCTGGTTCAGGTGAACCTTATGATATTGTTGTTATTGCAGCAAATGGAACACAAGCAACTTTAAGAGATCAAGTAAATATAAATCAACAACCAGTTTTTGTGACGGCCTCAGGTACTTTAGGTACTGGAAGAGGAAATGATGCAGAAAGATTTACAGCTGTAGCAACTGACCCAGAGTCAGCAGGGAACGTCACTTTTGAATTACAATCAGGTACATTACCACCAGGACTATCATTAACAAATGAAGGATCTGAAGGTGGAACAGCGGTTATATCTGGTACTGCTACAGACCCAGTTGCCAACACTACTTACAACTTTGTATTAAGAGCAGTTGATGCCGCATCAAATGTATCAAGTAGAGCATTTGCTATAACAATAGAGAAAGACATTACATTTCAAACATTTACTGCGAATGGTACATTTGCAGTGCCATCAGGTACAACAGCATTACAACAAGTATTAATAGTTGGAGGTGGTGGTGGTGCTCAAGGTATTCACTCACCAGAACCAGTACATGGACCAGGAACAGGTGGAGGTGGTGCTGGTGGATTAGTTTATTTCCCTTGTTATCCTGTTACACCAGGTGGAACATTAACAGTAGTAGTTGGTGATGGTGGAAGAGTTGGACCAGGTGCTCCTCCAAATTCTCCTGTTGGAGAAGATTCAGTATTTGGATCACCAGGAGATCCAGGTTTAGGACAAGGTGGAGTTTTAACTGCCAAAGGTGGAGGTGGTGGAGGATATGCTTATGGAAACAGCTCTAATGGTGCGTTAGGAACAGATGGTGGATCAGGTGGTGGTGGTGGATATTCACCAGGTGGTGGCCAAGGTGGTGCCGCAACACAACCAACACAATCAGGAAATTCAGGCGCATACGGATTTGGAAACGCAGGTGGAGTAGGTCAAGGTTATAGTACAGCAAAAGGTGGTGGTGGAGGTGCTGGTGCCGCTGGACAACAAGGTGCTCAAGGTAGTAATGGTGGTATAGGTAAAGCATATACAATCGCAGATGGAACAACATCAGTTTATTATGCTGGTGGTGGAGGAGGTTCTCCAGGAGGTCAAGGTGGCCAAGGTGGAGGTGCTGATGGTAGTAATGCTTCTTGGACTGGTCCTTCAGGTGGTGGTTGGCCAGGAGCTTCAAATACACAAACAGTAGGTTTAGCTGGACAAGGAGCAGTCAATAGAGGTGGTGGCGCTGGAGGCGTTAATAATAGTGGTACTGCTTGGGGTTCTGCTTACAATGTAGGTAATAACGGTGCTCCAGGTGTTGTAATTATAGCTTATTAAACACCCTACTAAATATTATATTATGATTGATGACATTTATATATTTGATAATATTATTGACTCTAAAGCTCAAAAAGAAATCCAAGACATAGTATTTAAAAAAATTAGATGGTCATATGTTGCCGATGTCACTAATCCTCAAAAAAATAAACAACAAAGACCTGGATTTCAATATTATTATATAAGAGATAAAATAGTTTACAAATATCACAATGATATGATAAGGTTGTTAGATGCCGCTTGTGATAAGATAAACTTTAAAAGAAAAGACTGTTTACAAGGTCGTTCATTTCTACAATTACCTTTAAATTTAAATGATAGACGATTAGATGCGCCTCACATAGACGCTGACAAGGATCATCTGGTTATCTTATACTATGTGAACGATAGTGATGGTGATACTGTAATATACAAAAATAACTTTGTAGATATTCATACGACACCAAAGTTTGAAGAATTAGAAGAATTAAAAAGAGTAACACCTAAATCAGGTAGGGTTGTTATGTTCAACGGCAAACATTGGCATACAGCGGCTCAACCTAAACACAATGTTAGATGTATAATTAACTATAATGTGGTGTAATAAATAGTATTATGAGTAAATTAGAAGAAAAGGTAAACGAGATATTAGGTATTGATAAACCAGAACCTAGTAAAGAAATAGTCAAGCAAGATTTTAAACCAGCTGTTCCTAGAAAAGAAGATGAAAAGAAAGCTGATGTTGATAATGATTACAAGTATAGTAGAGAAAATTATTATAATTTAATTGAAAGAGGACAAGAAGCGATTGAAGGTATATTAGATATTGCGAGAGAAGGTCAACACCCTAGAGCTTATGAAGTCGCTGGTCAATTAATAGGTCAAGTAGGACAAACGGTAGATAAATTACAAGACTTACAAAAAAAACTAAAAGATTTAAAAGAGTTACCTAAAACAGCAAATGCCAATATAAAAAATGCATTGTTCGTAGGATCAACAGCTGAATTACAAAAGATGTTAAATAAAAAGTCTGTTGAAACAAATGTAGAGCGTAAAAAAGAAAATGAAAACTTTGAAGGCAAGAACATCACACCCGAGAAAGCAGATACTAAAGATAAGTGATTTAACTTATAATAAACATTATACAAAATATAATGTAAAATTAGATCAAGGTGTTGATAAGATAAATGACATTATGGATATACCAATTGAAGTATTTAAACATAAGATAAATCAAGCACAAAGAATGGGTGTAGGTGGTAAACCATATATTGAAAAACAATATAGTGTTTATAAAGGTGGTCAGAGAGTCACTAGAGCTGTTCAATTAGGTTATACTCACATAGAGGCAATTGTATATGAATGAACATTTATTTCCTTATGATAGTTTTATAGGTGGTTGGTACATGCCAGAAAAAGTTTGTGATAATGTAATTCAGCATTACAAAGTAAATTCAAATAGACAATTTAATGGTATTGTAGGTGGTGGTGATAAAATTGAAAAAGATAAATTAGATGACACACGAATTACTATGAGTGAAAGTGAAATGATAAAATATTTACCTGATTATAATTATCATCTGGTATTGTGTTTAAATAATTTTAAGAGTAGATATATTGATTTTGAAAGAGTAGCACCTTATGGTATTAACGAAAATATTAATATACAATATTATAAACCTGGTGGTGGTTATAAAGTTTCACATTTTGAAAATAATGGTAGTAAATTAACAGGTAAAAGATATTTAACTTTTATGACATATTTAAATAACGTACCTGATGGTGGAACAGAATTTAAATATCAACAATTAATAACTCCTGCAGTAAAAGGTTTAACAATAATTTGGCCAGCGTATCCCACGCATCTTCACAAAGGACAAATAAGCATGACAAATGAAAAATATATAATAACAGGGTGGTTTACATTTGATGAGTGATAGTGCGTATTTAGGAAACCCTAATCTAAAGAAAGTAAACACACCAGTTGAGTTTACTGAGGCAGAGATTTTAGAATATCAAAAGTGTGCAAGTGATCCATTATATTTTATGGAAAATTATGTTCGTATTGTATCGCTTGATGAAGGTCTTGTACCTTTTAAGATGTATGGTTTTCAAAAAAAGATTGTAGAGACGATACATAAAAATAGATTTACTATTTGTAAACTACCTAGACAGTCAGGTAAGTCAACAACAACAATTTCATATCTTTTACACTACGCTTTATTTAATCCAAATTCTAACATAGCGATACTTGCTAACAAATCATCTACTGCAAGAGACATATTAGGTAGATTACAGCTCGCATATGAAAACTTACCTAAGTGGCTACAACAAGGTGTAATCAATTGGAACAAAGGTAACATTGAATTAGAAAACAAATCAACCATAGTTGCTGCTGCTACATCTTCAAGTGCTATTCGGGGAGGTTCATATAATATTATATTCCTTGAT